TCGGGAGCACCCGAACAAAAGACAGCTAAATTCTCAGGTCGCCATAGTGGAACCATCTTTTTTATAATAGATGAAGCTGATGCTGTTCCAGATGAAATATTTACTGGTATTGAAGGTTGCTTGTCTGGAGGAAATGTTCGTCTTCTTTGTATGTTCAATCCAAGAATAATGTCTGGATATGTTTATAAGAAGATTGCAAATAATCAGGCAAATGTAGTTCATCTTTCAGCGTTAAATCATCCAAATGTAATTACTGGAAAAGATATAATTCCAGGTGCAGTTTCAAGAGAAATAACAGTAAAAAGAATTAACGAATGTTCAATGCCTTTGTATGGATCTGAAGAACCTGATTCGTATTGTTTTGAAGTTCCTGATTTTCTTGTTGGATGTACCGCTAAAAATGATAAAGGGGTTGAATATCCTCCTCTTCAACCTGGGTTGAGAAGAGTTACGGATTTTAAATTCTTTCATCAGGTTCTTGGTAAATTTGGCCCTCAAGGCGCAAATCAACTAATCCCAAAAGAGTATTGGGATAAAGCAAGATTTCGATGGGATGATTGGGTAAGCAGGCATGGCGAGAATCCACCAGAGTCCGTTAGACCTATTTTTGGCTTGGATATTTCAGATTTAGGAGAAGATAGTAATTCTTTGTGTCGAAGATATACGGATTGGGTTGCAAGATTCGATACTTGGAAAGGCAATCACCCAAATGAAAGCGCTGATAGAGTAGAGGACATAGCAATACAAGAAAACTCTGTTGTTGTTAATGTCGATGGAATTGGGGTAGGGGTTGATGTTGCCCCTCTTTTAAGAAAGAAAAAAATCAAAGCAAGAAGCATTGTTATTTCAGAAAAGCCGACTAAAGAATATAAAAAAGACGAAAAGAATGTTTTGAAATTTCATAGATTGAGGGATCAATTGTATTGGGACACTGCTCAATGGTTTATAAACGAAAATGCCATGGTTCCTCCAGATGATCAATTAATGGATGAGGTTCTTTGTATTACTTATGAGGAAGACAAGACAACAAGAAGAATAAGAGTTTTATCCAAAGACAAAATGAAAGACATTCTAGGAAGAAGTCCAGATAAATTTGATAGTTTATCATTAACATTTGCCCCAAAACCACAAAGACCAAGAGCGAGATCAGTTTGATGTGTTATCAAATACTATCTCCAACATGTCCACTTTGTCAATCCGAAAGTATTAAAGTGATCCATGGTGGATTACCAATGAAACTTTGTATTAATGAAGAATGTAATTGTATTTGGGGTATTTGGTCTTGGTGGTTATCGGTTATCCCTTTCACTGGATGGCTTTATACATACGAAGGATCGTATCTTTTGGCATTATTTAGGTGGATAACAGGTGCTGCAAATGAGTAATATATTTGCTGATTCATGTTATGGAGATAACGAATATTTTGCTCCCAAAGAGCTTTATTGGAATTTACAGGAAGAACAAAGAAAAACTCTCTCTAATGGATGTGGACCTGGAAATTGGAAAATAGATTTAGTTCCAGATTCATTAATGGGATGTGATTTTTCTATTTCATGTGATATACACGATATTATGTATCATTACGGAATTGACGAAGAAGATAAAAGAATTTCTGATAGAACATTTCTTTTTAATCTTTTGTTTGATGTTGATAATCACTGTAAGACAAACAATATCCTTGATAGAACAGAAAGAATTCTACTTAGAGAGGCAGCATTTACTTATTATCGAGCGGTAAGTGATGCTGGACATTCTGCATTCTGGGAAGGTAAACAGGATGGATTTATCAGACAAGGATAAACAAATACAAGATCTTACTAAAAAAATAAATGAACTTGAACTAAAAATGAAAAGCGAATTTGCCAGCTTAACTAATAGGCTTTATGTTGATATTGATAGTATTAGAATAGATATATCTGATTTGAAAGATAGCGTTTTTAACGACGATAAAAACACTAAAAGAACATGGTGTATATAAATGAAAAAACGTCGTAACAACAAGCCAAAGAAAACAGAAAGAAATCCTCTTATTAGTAGGACACTTTCTTCGTTTCAATATGGCAGAGAACTATTATATGATACAGACATAGAAAGACAATTAAGATCATATCGATCTTGGGTATATTGTGCGTCATCTCTGAATGCACAATCTGTAGCACAAACACCAATACGACTTTATTTTGCAAAACCTGCCAGAAATACCAAATCACTATTCCCTACCAAAGAAATTCCAATTGAAAGAAAAGAATATTTATACAAATTTCATGGAATTGAAAAAAATCCAATCGTAAGAAAAGCTTTTGATATTGAAGAGGTTGTAGAACACCCTATTCTTGATCTTTTTCGAAAAGTAAATAATTTCAATAATAGTTTTGATTTGTGGGAAATGACCGATTTATATCAGGAATTAACTGGTAATGCATATTGGCTTATTCTCAACAGCATTGGTTTAAAAATTCCACAAGAAATTTGGTTGATCCCTCCAGGGAGAATAACTCCAATTCCAGATCCTGAAACTTTTATTTCTGGTTATAAATATAAATACGGGATGACAGAATATACATTCAGAGAAGATCAGATTATTCATTTTAAGTTTCCAAATCCAGCAAATATGTATCTTGGTGTAAGTCCATTAGTTGCTGGAATTGGTGCATACAACACCAATGAAAATATGCAGATTTATAATAATGCAATGTTCAAGAATATGGGAAAACCTTCTGGGTTTTTTGAGACTGACGATGTTCTTGATGAAGATGATTTTAATAGAACAAAACAAGAAATTCAAGATGTTTATGCTGGCGTTCAAAATGTAGGAAAAGTTGGTTTGCTTGATCATGGTCTTAAATTTGAAGAACTTGGAATGAATCCGGCAGAGCTAGCTTTTATAGAAGGTAAAAAAGCAACAAGAGAAGAGATATTCAATATGTATGGGCAGAGTATTGCCCTTTGGAGTGAAAATCCGAATAGAGCTAATGCCGATGCTGCTGAACGCCAATTTTACAGGAGAACGATTCGACCAAGATGTATTAGGATGGCCGAAAAAATAACAGAAAAACTTATTCCTAGATTTGACCCTAATTTATTTATTGCTTTTGACGATCCAAGTACAGAAGATCAACTTATTGCAGCTAAAATTCGTCAAATGAATACGGCAAGTGGTATTACAACTATTAACGAAGAAAGAAAAAAACTTCATCTTCCATCATATAAATCTGGAGGAGATGAGCCATTGCTTCAGATTCAATATGCACCATTGTCATTAATTACTTCTGGTGCTGGTCTTAAAAACAACAATAGTGATAATAATCAATCAAAACCTAAAGATGATGAAAAACAATCTAAAGAATATATAGCAAATATTTTAACAAAAATGTTAATGAAAGATGATAGATTAAGGAGTCTATTAAGATGAATACATTATTAACTCAATCTATATCTTCGGCAACTTGGAGCAATTCTGTACAGATAAAAGATAAATTTGGATTTAAAGTTACTGGAACTTGGTCTGGAATATTTAATCTTCAAGTATCAAATAACAATGTGGAATGGTCTGGTTTATATCTCACAACTGTAAATCTAGACAAAGAATTTGATGGTTATGGTAAATGGTATCGTTTTGGGTTCAGTTCTTATACTTCTGGTACTGCTGTCGGATATCTTTATCAAACTAAAGAATCGGACTCAAATACAATAATCACTACTGCCGATCTTACTTTGACTACTGCCGATCTTGGGAAAAGAGTGATAGTCAATTCTGCGTCAAATCTTACTATTACATTTCCATCTGTTGACTTAGAGGATGATGGTAAAAAAGTTAAAATAATAAAAGCAAATACTGGGAAAGTTACCAACCAAGCTTCAGATTCAGATTTAATGGGAGATTCATCTGCTGGAGGAACTTGTTATAATGACACTTCTGAGATTTATGCTTGGTTGGAATTTGAATATGTAGACGCAATAACCACTTGGATTTTTTCTGGTCATGGAACCTGGACGACCACATAGGAGAAGTCGATGAAAAGAATATCGTTTATATCTCTTTTATTTGTTTTTATTTGGTCGTCATTGTCATATTCTGCTGGATTGAGCCTTTTTGGTTTAAAACCTGCTGATAATGAAACAACTTACAATGGAACTTCAGAAAATCAGGCTGTGACTCCACAAGGCTTACAATATAAACTGCGTCTTCAATATATGCCTATAGACGGTAATTCAACTAAAACTAACAGATTAATTGTTGAATATTTATTAACACAAGGCTGTACTGCTTCTGATGGTAATTGGACTTGTACTGGAAATATAGTAGCAAAATCATTTACTTCTACTCAAAGTCTTAATATATATATGGATGGTAATTTATCTATTACTACAGATTATATGCCATTTTTACCTGGAGAGATGATTTCCAATGCAAATTGTAGTGGAAATTGTACTGCGATTATAGGATTCGACGCAAATTCAACTAGCGATGGTCGTCAAGCTAGATTTAGATATGACGATAATGATACTGGTGTTTTTAAAGTTTGTCCTCCTACCGACCAAACAATTTCAGGGTGTTCTGCTTCTGAATGTCTGAGTTTAGAAGCTGCCAGTGGAAAGTATCAAGATATTCGTGTTTGTCGTGTTACAGATACAAGTTATCAATTTTGTTTAAATGGTAATTCCGGTACACATTCTTGTGTTTCTCGTTAATTTGTAGATTAGACTTTTAATTTTGGAATTTAACTATGAGTAAACAAAGAGAAATTTGTACAGCTTTATTTTGGTTGGTATTAGCAATATCTTTGAGTTTAGTATTATTAATTTGGTCGTACTCTGCAATAGCGGCAGATTTAATTCTTGGATGGGATATATCTGAAACAGCTACTTATTACAATATTCAAATTTCAGATAATGCAACGATAGTCAATGGAATTCCTTCAAGAATGAATTGGGGTGAAATCAGAAAGAGTATCGGAGCAGGCACGACATTTATTTGGATGGGTGCTAAAGAAGAAAGAATCAATTTTTTTAGAGTTCAAGCTTGCAATGATGTGGATTGTGCAACCAACTATTCAAAAGGGGTGTGGTATTATCCATTTAGCCCCCCTAATCCAACTGGTGGATTGAAAGTACAATAAATGTCAGATTATCAGAATATTA